TTAATTATATTCAAATATAACACTTTTATTTTAATTAACAAAATATTTAGCAACTTATTTTATTTATATAAAATTTTCAATATCAAATGTTATTTCTTCTTCTATTGCTGATAAGACACTATTAGGCATTATGCTCTCTTCCCAGTTTAAATTCATTACTTCAATTGTTCCATCCTTATTTGTGAAAGCTATAATAGTAATTTTGTTTATGTCAACGGCATCCTCTTCTGGGGGATTAAAATAATCTCCTGCGTTACCTTTCCTCCAGTTGTAATTTACTTCCAGAGTGAAAGCCTCGTGATTAAATTCTATTGTGTTTGTTAAATTGTTCATTGTGTTTGTTTTTATGTTATTAATGTTGTAGTATGATTAGTAGCGTTTCTTTTTCTTATCACACTTACCATATTCGTATGTGCGCTTCTTCAGTTTGATAACTCTTTTATGTTTATATAAAAGATAATTTGTGGTTCTTTTACGAGGTGCTAATCTGCTTATCCCCTTAGTGACCTAATCTATACTTCAACATTTCAAATAACTTGTTATTAATTATTATTATAAAATTAAAAGAGCGGATTTTAATAAGAGGCTAAGGCCGCATTTCCAGTTAGGTTAGGTTATACTCAGTAGCATTAACCACCCTTTTAATTAATATTAATCAAATATACATTAAATATTTTAATTAACAAAACTTTTAATAACTTATTTTCGGTTTTTCTTTTTCGTCTGCATAAGTTAGATACAAACACTTCCTGCAATACCAGCCAAATCCATTTTGCAAGGACCCAATAAACGAAGCTTTATTTTTACATCTTTTACAATTCATCAGCTTATATAATATGTACCTCTATTTGGATTTTGTAATTGATATGTAACAGCATATCGAATAGCATCAATTAAATGGTTCCATTTGTCTTGAGGTGTTCTAGACTTTTTTTCTAACCACGAATAGTTATTTAACTCTTTAATTAAATTAATACTTCTATCATCAATTATTAAGTCATAGTCTTGTAATAAAGAAATTCCATAGGTTATTGATCCTTGACCCTTAATTGATTTTTGAACATTACATCCTTTTGCTTTAATCTCTGACAAAAGACGAGGCTCTGCTGAATCCCCAATAATTAAACTTTTATTAGCGTGCTTAATATTTAGCTCTGCTATTTCTGTTGTTGTTAATCCTTTTAAATAAAAGCATTCTTTTAAATAGATTATTTTATTATTACTATCGATATTAGTTTCCACTAAAACTGATTCATCTGCACTAAATCCATAATCTTGTCCAAACACAGAAACCCCTACTTTCTTAAACGTTCCTAGTTTCCAGTTACTAAATATTACACCTTCCGCTTTATTTAACCAACCCCCCAGCATTTGATGTTTGTATTTCTCTGGTCGTCTCTTTTTAATATTCTCTATTTGATTCAAATAACTTGCTGATAGGTTTTCAAGGTTATCTAAATAAGTTGTGTGTATGTAAGTTATATTGTCTTTAGTTTCATTGCTTCCTTCTTGTGTTCCCTTGTCTTCAAAGAATCTATTATATATCCAATGTTCTTTTGTGGTAGGATTAAGAATTAGAATAACTCTATTGTGTTGTCCCAGCTGTCTAACTGATAAATCTATTTTGTCAAAGGTATCTTCACTCGTTAGCTCTTCAGCTTCATCTAATACAAATGTAGTAACTCCTTGTAGTGATTTAAGGTTTGCTGTTTGATCTCCCGAAGATGTTTTAATTCCTTTAAATATAATTTTGCTCCCTGACTTCTTATTCCTTATTTCGTCTTTAGTTATATAAAAATCATTAAACACATCGAGCAGTTCTAGCTTCTCTATAAATTCTGGAATGATAGATATATAAGCAGAGCTTAAAGTGTATCTAGTGAAGAGTATGGTGTGTCCTTTCTCGTATGTGAGTAAAACTAATAATAGATTAATTGAAAAAGATTTTCCTGATCCTCTTCCCCCTGTTATTATATAATACCTAGAATCAGATTCACCAAAAGGAATATACTTTTTGTCAACCTCAATCACTTAAATTTAATTAAGTCTTTAAAGTTTATATTAAATCCTGTGTCAGATGATATGTCAACAGATTCTTTAGGCTTACCGTATCTATACCCAAAGTATAAATTCATTGCTCTGCTATCTCCTTTATTAATTTGTTTGCCTAATGTTTTTATTACTTCATCATTATCAATTAATAAATCTAACTTTTCAATTAGTTTTAATTCATCTTCTTTTTTAGGTCGGCCTGCCCCAGCTCTTGCTCCTCCGTTATTTTTACGATTATCCATATTGAAAATTTATTGTTTAATCAATCCCTTATATATATAACGCAAGTTTTTTAAAATTTTATTCTCCTACATATATAAGGATAGAATATTAACCTCGCCATACCCAGCTCTTAATAATTAAATCAATTCTTGTAACGGCTTCTTCTTCGCGGTTTTTTGGAATTTTTCCTATTAATTCGTAGAGGGGGGAATTACCTTTTAAGGTTGTGATTTGGTTTTCTAATTGGATACATTTATCTTCTAAGTAGGTTACTCTATTAATTTCTTTAAAGTTCATACTTGTTTTGATAGTAAACATATCTTCTATTTCTTTAAGTAATTTGTTTGAGGCTTTATACATATCATAATTTTTTAATGAGTGTATAACGGTTGCGTGGTTCATTGGCTTCCCTTGTGACTTAAAGAATTTAGATATATTAGTTAGGCTCATTGATAGTTTGCTTTTTAATATATGACATAGTAATGCTCTTGCCTCTACTATTTCTCTTCTACGAGAGTTTTTAAATACATCTATATTAGATAGTTTAATTAGCTTATCAGCTATTTCTTTTTGAATAGCCCATTCTTCCATAATTATTTTCATTCGGTTCTTAGTTTTAAAAGGTTATAACATTCTATATATTTCTGTTTTGCCTTGCCTTTGTATTGTTCTTTAAATAATTCGTATAGCTTCTTTGTGTATTGGTATTTTGTGTTGCAATCTTTAAAATATTTTTCAGCAAATTTTTTCCCGCGCCCTTTAAAATAATTTACATTGTCGGCTACATCTCCTGCTATCATTTGTTCGTAGAAGTTATATAAGGATTGCTCTAGCGTAATATCTAAAACCACTTGATGCTTATAATGATAATTGTACATTAAGCACGGAAATTGTTTATAGTCCTTATCTAAACTAACTATCATTACATTATTTCTGCCAATATCTTGACTGAGTGTATGCCAATATCTTGCAACTAAATCGTCTGTTTCAATTCCAAATCCAAAGATACTATTATATTGTTCTTTAACATACTGGTGCATATCGTGAAGTAATGGAGGCAGCTCTTGCTTCTTTCTATTTGCTTTATAGTTTTTAGTTATTAATTTTCTAAAATTACCTTTGCTCCCATTAAAAGTAAGAACTTTTGTAATTTCATATTTTTCTTCTAAGTCATTAACTATCTTCATAAACTGCTCATCAAATTTTGATTTACAATCTTCTATATCATTATAGTAAGGGCTGGTTGTTGCTTCATCCCTGGGTTTATAACAACTGGCAAATACTAAACTGTCTGCGTCTACTAAAAGTATCATTGATTTTTATAAATTGTTTAGTTTTTCTAAAGTGCCCTCAAAGCCGGGAATGTCTTTAACAAATGTTCCATTAATCATTTTTCCTGTTCTTTTGTTTATTACTTCATAAGCTGATTTAATGCAATCTTCTATTCTTAATCCTTCAAGTTCTGCAAGGTTTGTTAGCACTACTACGATGTCCCCTATCGCATCAATAACTTCAGGCTTATCGTTTTTTAATAATGCTTTAGCTAACTCTCCTGCCTCCTCCTGAAATTTAATGTATTGGGTTTTTGAATCTCCTTTGTCTAATATTCCTTTGTTCTTTGCCCATTCTCTTATATTATCAAATATAGTAGTTTCTACGGTTTCCGCAACTTTTTCTAATGGGGATCTATAAATATATCTTTTGTTGTCGTTTTGAGATTTTACATTGTTATTAGTGATCCAGGTTATTAATCTTTTGGTAAAGTATATTTTCTTATCATCGTAAGTTATATAATCTGGAAATTCAAATCCAGTTAACTCTTTATCAAAA